GCTTACTTGCCCTTTACGGGGCTTGTATAGCTGCTGACCAATCTGTAAGTTTCGTAGGTCCGCCCTCTCCCTGCCTGACGGCAAAGATCAGCGCCTGTGATGTAAATCTTACAGATTTGGAATTCCATGGAAGGGTGTTAGAAAACAGCACCCTTTCTCACTGAGAATATTCGTTATCGAGGCTTTTCATGAAAAATGTTAAAGTTGGGAGTAAGGTGAGTGTGGAAACGCTTGCCATGCCGAAGGATCTGCATTGGCGGATCTTAAGGTGTATGTCTGAGGACCTAGGGTTGCTTTCGTCTCAAGCTTCTCAGGATGAACTAGAGCCAAACTTGCGGTCAATTGAAGCGTGTAAACTGCTTCATGATGCAATAAGGTCTAGGGATCCAAAAAAGCTGAAAGATGTGGCATCCATTTTTAGCCCACAGTGTATGGTTAAGGATTTGGTTGGCGATAAATCTGAAGCGTATAGCTTCTACGCCAGGTACCAAGTAGGGTCTTTCTTGAAGAAGTACCCCGGTAAGGGTGCTGATTTGAGACAAGCGGCTATAGCAAAGTTCAAAGAATTAGAACTAAGCTGTAAAATGTTTAATGATGAAAATCATAAGGCATTGCTTGCGATTAACTCGAAACATCCAGATTTTTTGGGTGTGGTTGAGGAGATGCGGGATGATATCCGTCGTCTCATCGGGGATGTTCCAAATATCAACGGCGTGTACTACAACGCTAAGCATGGCCCGGGCGTGTCTCTCGGCGACTCATATAAGAATGGGAAGTCCACTGAGTTTTTCAAGTGGGCTAACTTACCTTATTCGGTTACTGAGAAGGCATTGCCTTATGTCAAAACGCTCCTATTCCGCGATCCACGTTGGACCGCGGCGTTACTTAACTGGTATCGCAGGAAAGTAAAAAATCTTGATCAGAATATCGATTGGGATGATTTCTACGCTACCGTCTTTCAAGTAACGAACCGGAGTAAAATTGCCACAGTGCCAAAGTCCGCAGATACTGATCGGACAATAGCAATTGAACCCGTTCTGAATGTTTTTCTTCAGCTGGGAGTTGATGGAGTGATCCGCCGCCGCTTAAAAGCACGGTGGGGTTATGATCTTAACGATCAGCAGGTGAATCAAGAGATGTCTTGGGCCGCGTCCGTGGAAAACCTTATGGTAACCTTGGATTTAGCTGGAGCCTCTGATACAGTAACCCTTTTTATTTGTCGGTTATTGTTGCCTGACGGTTGGTATAATCTTTTGACCGATTTACGTACTCCCGAAGGGGAGTATGAAGGAGAGGTCTTTACCTTTGAGAAAATATCCTCCATGGGTAATGGTTATACTTTTGCGCTAGAATCGCTGATTTTTGGTGCAGCAGTACGCTGTGCTATAAGACGTACGAAATCAGCTAGGAAGTCTGCTGTCTATGGAGATGATTTAATCTATCCAAAAACAGCGCATGACTATCTGCTCACGCTTTTGACCTCAATGGGCTTTAAAGTCAACAATGAGAAATCATTTGTTGATGGTCCATTTCGAGAATCATGTGGGCGAGACAGCTTCCTTGGGCACGATGTTCGACCGCTCTTTTTAAAGGAGCAGTTACAGGATGTTCGACAGTTATTCTACCTCCATAATTCATTGTGGATGTTGGAAAAGCGGTTGGACTGGACCTGGAACGTGAAGTTCAGGAGGACAAAAGACCTGATCCTAAAATACATCCCGAAAGCAATCAAGGATGAGTTTTATGGTCCGGAGTCCGAGTCTCTGGATACACACCTGTTTTCGAAGAGAGTTTGCTTTTACCGGGACCGCTATGACGATTGGGTTTACCATAAGATAACGGCTACACCAGTTGTCTTAAACGATCGCTTAGCACCGGAGAGCTTCAGATTCCGCAAGTTGATGGTATCATTGAAACCACATGATACCGAAAAGATCAACAAGTGGGATTCGAAGCGCAGGTTGAACACTGGCAACGCGTTTGATGTTACTTTACGCGATACCGTCCGACTTATTAGGACGGAGTGTAGGGTTCGGTACTGAACTCGAATGTAGAGCCTCTGGTTACTTCGGTAGTCAAGCTTACACCTTACAGGTGAGAACGGG